ATTAGTGAAGCATCATCTGAACAAGAGATTTACGATATTTTTGCTGAGGCGCAAGCCCAAGGTATCGACCTTGGGTAAACCACCCAACAATTAAGGAAAAATCCAAATGGCTGATTATTACGCAGCAGAGACAGGTACCGCAAACCTGACTACAGACCAGGTAGCTTTTGAGAAGTTGGCATATTTTGCCCTTCGTCCAGAAATGTATTTTGACCAGTTCGCATCTGTTCAAGCTACAAACGCTACAAACCCAGGTGCTTCAGTGAAGTTCACCGTATTCGCAGACCTCGCAGCGGCTACAACGCCACTGGGTGAAGCTGAGGATGTAACCCCTGTCGCCATGAGCGATAGCCAGGTCACAGTAACCCTTGAAGAATACGGTAACGCAACTGTTACCACCGCTAAACTCCGTGCATCATCGTTCCTCCCTGTGGACCCAGTAGCAGCTCAGGCTGTTGGTTACAACGCTGGTTTGTCAATTGACACCATCGCTCGTAACGCTGTTCAGGCTGGATCAAACGTGATTTACGCAACAGGTGGTGCAACAGACCCATCTAGCCGTACAACCATCAACACTGATGACACCCTTACCGCTAACGATATCCGTCGTGCAGTGGCTCAATTGCGTGGAGCGAATGTTCCAACAATCGGTGGCAACTATGTCGGTTTCATTCACCCAGACGTTTCGTACGACCTTCGTGGTATTACAGATGCTTCTGGTTGGCGTGACTCATACAAGTACACCAACGCAATGCCTCTTTACAACGGTGAAATTGGTATGTTTGAAGGCGTACGCTTCATGGAGTCGTCACGTGCGCCTCTGTTCGCAAACGCATCAGACAACTCCGGTGCATCAGGAACCATTGACGTTTACGGTACCCTCATCATGGGACAGCAGGCTCTTGCCAAGGCTGTTTCTATGGGTGGAGAGTACGGTTCACAGCCAACAATCGTGTACGGAACAGTTACAGACCTTCTGAAGCGTTTCCGTCCAGTTGGTTGGAAGCATTTCGTTGGTTACTCAGTATTCCGTCAGGAAGCACTGCGTCGTATCGAATCAGCTTCAAGCATTGGTACAAACGCCTAATCATTTCCGACAAGGAATTAACGAAGCCCCTGCCGAAAGGCGGGGGCTTTTGTTATTATCTAGATATGGCAACATTTATTACCCCAACAGACAATCTTGTGTATTGGTCTGAACCAGAGGAGAGAGGGATTTTTGCCCATCTTCGCCCTGGTCGTCGTGGACGGAACGTGTTCAAAATGACTGATGGGTCGTTTCAGGAAACTGAACCGTCTGACCATAGTTTGATTTCCTATACGTATCATGGTGGTCATGTGCATACTGTTGAGGGTCAGGAACAAGCCGATCTTGTGGCTGCTGGTTATGGGGCGTTCATTTCGTGAAGCATAGGGAAACTCATCCGTTTTTGGATGTTGAGGGTTGTTTTGGTTGCAGGGTTGCTGGTGTTCAGATGGGGTCTAACTCTACGACCACTAGGGGTGAATCGGTTGCGCATATTAACCAGCGGGAAAAGAACTGGTCTAAAGATATGCCTGCCTATAAGCGTTTACGGGCTGAAGGTTTGCAACCTAAAACTATTGACGGGTGCCATGCTGTTGAGCAGTTGGCTACTTCTCGTCATCAAATTGAAGGCACTCCTGCCCCGTTGTGAACTATCAATCTTGGAAAGGGTTTGATGATCCTAGGTTGGGGTATGGTTCGATGCTTCAGGGGTTTAAGGATTCGCTTCCTAAATCTGTAACATTGGATAATCATGCGTCTGTGAGTGTTCATATGCAGGTCCCGTATGCTTGCAAGGGTTGGTTTACGGGTCAGCATCGGGTTTTGTTTTCTATGTGGGAAACCGATGAGTTGCCATCTAATTTCCGTCTGTGGTTGGGTCAGTTTGACCAGGTGATTGTTCCTTGCGAACACAATGTGGAACTGTTCAATGAGTTTCATAAAGATGTTTCCTACTGCCCGTTGGGGGTAGATCACAAGTTTTGGAAACCAATGCCTAAACCTGATGGGGTGTTTCGTTTCCAAGGTGGCGGGTCGCTATGGAAACGCAAAGGGATGGATGTCCTTGTTAAAGCCTTTAATGCTTTGAACCTGCCTGATGCTGAACTACATATCAAAGCTGCCCCTCATGCTCAGGATGTGCCTAGCCAAAACCTTGGCGACAAGGTGTTTCTTAACAGGACTTGGATGAGTCCCATCGAGCAACGTGATTGGTACAGCAAAGCTGATTGTTTCGTGGCACCGGCTCGTGGGGAAGGGTTTGGGCTTATGCCGTTGCAGGCTATTGCCAGTGGTATCCCTACAATCGTGTCAGACAGCTCAGGACAAGCCCAGTTCGCTCATTTAGCCTTTGGGGTGGTTCCATGCGGTAAATCCAAAGCGGAGACTACAGGGCTGTGGGATGAACCCAATCAAAAGGTGTTGGAAGAACTGATGATGGAGGCATACCGTAACCGTGGCTCCATCAAGCAGGTTGCTATTTCTCGCATCCCTGAAACCAAAGCCTTCTCATGGTCTAACGCCACCCGACGGTTATTGTCGCTGATCCCTGAAGGCACCCTCTTAGATGACCCTGACTGGGTGTTGCCTGATGTGAAGGTTGAAATCCAAGTGAACCGCAAAGTCAAAGCAGACATTGGCAACGAGTCGTACAGTTTACAACCAGGGCAAATCTATGTTGTTTCTGATAATGTCCATCAGGTTTTAACCGATGCGGGATATGTCGTTTAATGGTAATATACCCTTGATATGGCTGCACCTGCAAAACAAGATTTAACTATCACTCGTGGTGATACGGAAACCGTTGTTGTCACAATGGTTGATGACGTTGGCGCAGCTATCGATATTACAGGTCGTACATATTCATCTCAGATGCGCACCACCCCAGATATTTCTGCTATCAGTATCACAGGTACATGTGCTGTAACTGATGGTCCAAACGGGAAGTTGACCGCCACGTTTAGTGCTACTGGCACTGCGGCTCTTGATCCTGGCTTTCTTTATTGGGATTTGCAAGAGAACGCTTCGGGTGTGATTTCTACTATTCTGTCTGGGACTGTCACGGTTCTTGCTGATGTGACTCGGTAACGATGGCTACTACAGACGTTGAGGTTGTTCGTGGTTCTACGACTGTTGGGTTAACTACTTCGGCATCTATTACGGTTGTTGGTTCTTCTGCTGCTGGTCCACAGGGTGCTACGGGTCCGACTGGTCCTACGGGTGCCACAGGAGCCGCATCGACTGTTACGGGTCCTACTGGAGCTACTGGTGCTAACTCCACAGTAACTGGACCGACTGGACCGACTGGTCCTACTGGTGCTGATTCGTTGGTAACTGGACCTACGGGACCACAGGGAGTTACTGGTCCTACTGGTGCAACAGGGGCTGCTTCTACGGTTACTGGACCAACTGGACCGACTGGAGCCACAGGTGCAGCAAGTACTGTCACTGGACCAACTGGTCCTACTGGTGCCGACTCGTTCGTTACAGGACCTACAGGTCCTACTGGACCTACAGGGGCTACAGGCGCAGCCAGCACGGTGACAGGACCGACAGGTCCAACAGGTCCCGCTGGTACTAACGGGATCATTGGTGTTGATGGAGCCACAGGTCCGACTGGACCGACAGGCGCACAAGGCGTTACAGGTCCAACAGGTGCGACAGGTGCAGCTTCGACAGTGACAGGACCGACTGGTCCAACAGGACCTACGGGTGCGACTGGTCCGTCTGCACCAACACAAACAACAAGTAATCTAATGACTTACACAATGATGAACATGGAGTTCTAATGGCTAGTGGTGATGTATTCCCGAAAATGTTGAGCGTACCTACACAGGTGGGTACTACGACTACGACTTTGTTTACGGTGCCTTCGGGTCGTCAGTACACGATTAAGCAGATTGTGATTTGCAACACGGATGGGGTGGATAGGTTGATAACACTTGCTCGTGGTTCTGCGGCTACAGCGGCTAACTGCTTCACATATAATCTGCCGGTTGCTGGTTAT